ACTGGTTCAAGTCTGACCTGGCACGTCTGCTTGAAGCCTTCCCGCAGGCGCGCGAGCTCTCAGACGCGGCTTCGATGAGGGACTGGAACGCGGGCCGTATCCCTGTTGGTCTGATCCACCCTGCCTCAGCAGGGCATGGCTTGAATCTGCAGGAGGGCGGCCATCACCTGGTCTGGTACACGGTGCCTTGGAGCCTCGAACTGTATCAACAGACTAACGCGCGTTTAGCGCGTCAAGGCCAGCGTTTCCCGGTCTCTGTTCACCACCTTATTGCCCGTTCAACGATTGACGAACGTGTGATGAAAGCCCTTGAAACCAAAGACGTAACCCAGTCTGCCTTGATCGATGCGGTGAAGGCGGAGCTGTCGAAAACCATCCATCCATCCAGCGCGAAGGAGTGCTAACCATGATCGAACACACTTGCCCTATCACCGGTGAACCTATCAAACGCCATGAGACCGTTAGCCGGAGCGCCTGCGCGCGGCTGGTCACGCTAGTGTCAGACCTGCCCTCGCTCATGGAGGACGCGACTTACTCGCTGACCACCCACCGGGCGGGAGGCGGTGGAGGCACGGCCACCTCAAAACCGCCTCTGAGCCTTGCTCTCTTGGAAGAGATCGGCGAGATGCGCGACGCGGTAGACGCTTGGGCCGTGGCCACAAGGAACTACGCTCTGCCACCGGTCCCCTACAAGACGGGCGACTGGTACCAGGCCCGGCGGATCTTCCAGGTCAGCGCACCCCACCTGCGCAACTGGGACGAAGCGCCTCAGATGATCGACGAACTCACCTACGCACTCCACCGGATCGAGCTTCTCACAAGCCCAGCGCGTGCTCAGCGCCGCTACGTAGGCCCATGCCCGGAGTGCGGTGTGGACGTGACTGTACGCCCGGAGGCTGAAGAGGCCGTCTGCCATGAGTGCGGAACAAGGTTCGACGTGGGCGACGCTCTCGCGCAGCTCTACGCTAACCTGGCGCAGCTGTGGCTTCCGCGCGAGCAGGCCAGGCGCGCAGCTGAGATGGTCTCCGGGCAGATGATCCCGCAGGGCACGCTCAAAACCTGGATCGCACGCGAAAAAATTAAACCTCGCCAGGAAGGCAAAGGCCCGGCCCTTTACCGCGTTGGAGCCATCACGAGGTTGCTTGCGTTGAAGGCCTGAACCCTGCTAATATGGTAATGGCGTTAAAAGTGTGCCTAGCAGAGATGCTAACCATTAGCGCCAGCGCCCTTTCAAGTAGTAGTAGAAGCCCGGTAGATAGCCACGCTACCGGGCTTTTGCTATGCCTGCGCTTTCACGAAAGGAGGCCGCTGTGCCCAGACGCGAAGGACCAAAAACCACCCGGCTGAAAAAAGAACGCCGAGACCGGATGCACGAAGCCCTCGGCCTCCGCCTCTCCGGCTACCCATACCGCGCGATTGCCAAGGCGATGAAAATCAGCGTGGCCACTTCGCACAAGTACGTGGAAGACGCGCTCAAAGACATCACACGCGACCGCGCCGAAGAGGTCCTAGACCTTGAACTCCACCGCTGCGACGAACTTTTGGCAGTCGCCTACGAGAAGGCCGTCCGGGGCGATCTGTTCGCCATGGATCGCTGCCTCGCCATCATGACCAAGATTGAGAAGCTGCACGGCGTGGAGTCGCCCAAGGCCGCAGACGAAGCCAAGGAGACATACGACATGCTCACGCAGTTGCTCTCAAACTCCATCAAGGCTGCAGCCGCAACACCTGACTAAGGAGGGCACGGCATGTCGCTATCGGCTAAGCAGATCCAGGCTTGGCAGGACATGCTCAACCCTGCTTTTAAGTTCATCCTCATGGACGGAGCCATCCGAAGCGGCAAGACCTTTTCAAGCCTTCTCGCCTTCCTCCACTGGATCCCACAAGCGCCTAAAGGCCACCTCGCGATAATCGGCAAGACGCGAACCACCATCCAGCGAAACGTCCTCGACGTGATAGAGATGCTGGCACCTGGAGCGCTGGGCCGCCATTCCACGCGCTCTGACACGGCCGTTATCATGGGCCGCCGCGTCCAGCTGATCGGCGCGAACGACGCTGCAGCCGAGAATAAAGTCCGAGGCGTAACCCTGGCTGGCGCATACGTCGATGAAGCGACCCTGCTCCCTGAGCCTTTCTTCATCCAGCTGCGAGGCCGCCTCAGCGTGCCCGGTGCGAAGCTCATCGCAACCACCAACCCAGACAGCCCGTCTCACTGGCTTAAAACCGGCTTCATCGACCGGATCCCACGCCCAGGCAACACTGAGGCGCAGATCCGAGAGCGCGGCCAAGAGCCCTTGATTGACTGGGCCTTCCACCATTTCACCATGGACGATAACCCCGGTTTGGAGCCGGAATACATCGAGAGCGTGAAACGCGAGTTTACCGGCCTTTGGTATCGGCGCTTCATCCAGGGCGAATGGGTAAGCGCCGAGGGAGCAGTCTATGACATGTGGGATCCAGCCGCCCACGTGGTGCCCTGGCAGTCCCTGCCCATGATGACGGACTGTTACGCCGTGGGCGTTGACTACGGTACCCAGAACCCTACAGCGGGCTTGATCCTCGCCCATGGAGAAGATGACATCCTCTACCTCGTGGATGAGTACCGGATCGACCGAACCAACCGAGGGCATGGAACATGGACAGACGCGCAACAATCCGATGGACTGCTCACATGGCTAAAGACGAAAGAGCACGCTCCGGGTATGGACTTAGTGCCTGGCCGTATCATCGTCGACCCAGCAGCCGCCAGCTTCAAAGTCCAACTCCGCCAGGATGGCGCGTGGGGCCTGACAGACGCGGATAACGATGTGCTCTACGGTATCCGTCTCATGGCGAGTTTGCTCGCCTCGGGAAGCCTGAAAATCTCCGACCGATGCACCGGGCTGATAGGCGAAATACCCGGCTACAGCTGGGACAGCAAAGCCCAGCTCCAAGGACATGACAAACCGATCAAAACCGCAGACCACAGCCTCGACGCTGCACGCTACGCCCTGGCAACCACCGAGCGCAAATGGCGTGCAAGAGTCGACCACCGCCGATATAAGACCTAGGAGGACCGAATGCCACTTCCCGACCACAACACGCCGTGGCCGCCAGCCGGTTATCAGGCTCTCCTCGACGATATGCGGACCTGGGAGGCATGGTGGATCGGCGATCCACAGAGGCTGTGGAACCTCTACCGCAGCGACTCAGACGTACAAGCCCGCCACCGCCGCCGTAACCTTTCCGGCTTCGTGGGCCGCTTCTTCTGGGGACGTAATCGCGGCACCACGTCAACCGGCGGGCCGTCTCGCGGTGATCTTCACATCCCTATCGCCTCTGACATCTGCGCAACCAGCGCGGACCTGCTCTACTCCACGCCTCCACGCATCACCGCGATTAACGAGGCCACCTCAGACCAGATCGAGCGATACAAGGACGACGGCCTGTTAGAAGCCCTCATCACCGGCGCAGAGACAGCCGCAGCCCTGGGCGGCCGATACACCCGCGTCACCTGGGATCCGGCTATCCTCGCAAGGCCGTTCCTGAGCGTGGTTGACGCAGACGCAGCTATCCCTGAGTTCCGCTGGGGCCGTCTTGTAGCCGTGACGTTCTGGACTGACCTTGCCTCGGACGGCTCGCACTTCATCCGCCACCTTGAACGCCACGAACTCGACGCAGCCGGTAACGGCGTGATCCTCCACGGCCTCTACGAAGGCACCTCCACCAACCTGGGCCGCCTCATCCCGCTAACAGAGCATCCCTCGACCGCTCCCCTGGCCCAGCTGGTCAACGACCAGGCAGAGTTGAACGTCCCGCGCACGCCTGGTCTGAACGTTGTCTATACCCCGAACATGACTCCGCAGCGCAGGTGGCGGCACCACCCGCAAGGGCGGTACATGGGACGTTCAGACCTGGAAGGCTCCGAGCAGCTTTTCGATGCACTGGACGAAACCTATAGCGCGTGGATGCGAGATGTTCGCCTCGCTAAAGCGCGGATCATTGTTGATCGCTCCATGCTGGAAACGCCCGGCGGCAAAGGTGATGAAGGCGCTCCGGCTTTCGACTTGGATCGAGAAGTGTTCACGCCGCTGGATGGCATCGGCTCATTCAAGGACGGCGGCAGCGTCGAGCCTCTGCAATTCCAGATCCGCTGGCAAGAACACCAGCAAACCGCTCTGGACCTCACAAGGCAGATCATCCGCAACGCCCGCTACAGCACGGCAACCTTCGGCGATGTGCAAGACACGGACATTACGGCGACAGAGGTCCGAGCGCGCCAGGCGACCACGGAAACCACTCGCGCGCGAAAGATCCGCTGCGAAAAGCCCGCAGTGCAGGCCCTCTTGGTGAAGATGCTCCGCACCGACCGAGCACTTTTCAACGCCTCCGGCCTGGATGAAACGGACATTAGCGTGGACTTCCCACAGCTCCACCAGGCGACCGTCGCCGATAACGCACAGACTGTGGCCACGCTGCGCGGAGTGGAAGCTCTCAGCCTCCAAACCAGCGTCGAGCTCGCACACCCTGACTGGGATGACACTCAGATCCAGGAGGAAGTCACACGCCTGCAGCGTGAGCATCCGCTCTCATCGCCCGATGACTGGAGGCCGTTCAACTCTTGACGTAGCCGGAAGGGAGACTAATAGCCTTGCTAGACCCTTCCGACTACGCGAACAGCCTCGCCCAGACCGTCTCCGATCTGGTCGCACAGATCGAGATGAGGCTCATCTGGGAAATCGCACGGGACGTGAACCGAGGCCTGGGCGGAGGCACACGGTACGAGGTCGACATGGCCGCCCGTTACGGCGCGCTTTATGCCCGCCTGCAAAAGCAGCTCGGCAAGCCCTGGCAGAACGTCCTCACCACCGTGCAGGCGGCCCTGGATAAGGCAGCCGAAGCGGGCCAAGGCATGGCTGAGCGCGACCTCGCGGGCCGCCTGGCTAACCACCCGGAAACCCTCGGCGTGCCCGTCACGAACGTTCGAGCGCTAGAGGTGATCGCCTCAGACCTGCACCGAGTCCTTGCAGACCTGCCAGCCCTGGCACTCAGGAACGCTTTCGACAGTTACCAACAGATCATCTCCACGCCAGCAGCTCTGAACGCTACGGGAGTCCTCACACGCCGCAAAGCGACGCAAGACGCGCTGAACGGCTTCGCGGCCCGAGGCATCGACGGCTTCACCGACAAAGCAGGCCGCACGTGGCATATCGACACCTACGCCGAGATGGCAACGCGAACCGGCGCGGCCCATGCGCTCCGCACGGCCTACGAAGGTGAACTGATCGCCCGAGGTGAAGATCTGGTCATAGTCACCGGCAACACGTACACCTGCAGGCTGTGCGCCCCTTGGCAAGATAAGGTCCTCTCACTCACTGGACTGTATCCCGAAGGAACACACCGCCTGCCTTCAGCCGTGGGCGATGGGTATGTAACCGTCCACGTGGCAGGAACCTTGGAGGAAGCCAGAGCCGCAGGCCTCCACCACCCGAACTGTACACACAGCGAAGGCCTCTACCTGCCGGGTGCGACAGTGATCGAGCCGGGCACGATGGGTGTCAGAGACGCGGAGACCTATGACGCGAGCCAGAAGCAGCGAGCCCTAGAACGCGAGATCCGCAAACAGAAACGCCTACTGGTCGCTGCGATCACCGGCGAAGCTGAAAGTAAAGCCCGGGCAGCTATCCGAGGCTACCAAGCCCAGATACGCGAACTCTTGGCCGAGCACCCCAAGCTGCAGCGAAAGAGATACCGCGAAGCAGTTCCGAAGCCTTCGGGCTTCCACACCTGGACGCGCGTCGCAGGCCCGAAGAAGCCGCCCAAGGGGATCGGCCCAAGACCAGGCCCATACGACCTGCTCCACCACTACGGGAAGCCCGAGCTTCGCGCAGACCTCATTGCCCGAGCAAAGCGCATGGAGACCGTCGCAAGTGACCTCAGCCGCCTCAAAGACTCACTAGGGCGCTGGATGCCAGACCAGATACTCGACCATCACGAAATCGACTTCCTCGAAAGGTTCGAGCGCCTGGGCCACCGTGCGCAATGGATACCACGGGCACCACTAATCCCCGGAAAAGGCCGCAAGTCTACAAACGACTTTGTTTGGCTCGATTTGGAAAACGAGACCTGCGAACTTAAATCGACCGGAGCGAAATACACCTCTATCTCAAGCAGAATCCAGGATGCAGTTACAAAAGCTCTGAAACACGGAGTCACAAAAGACTTTTTCGTTATCGATCTCGGAAAGCGAAAGCTATCGCCAAAGCTCAGGAAGCAGCTTGCCGATTACAACACTGACAGGCAGAGCGGTCACATCCGGAGTCTTTGGGTAATGGCAGAAAACGGAAAGGCGTTTGAAGCTATCGAGCTTAATTAAAATGCTGGGCCTTCAGCCCCCGCGTTGAATCGTGCTGTTATTTCAAGCCTGGCGGAGGGTACCAACCCAGCGCCTTAAGCCTATCAAACCGATCTACGAAAGGCAATCCCCTCATGGACAAATTCAACCCCGCTGACCTCGCCTCGATGCTAACCGCAGCGCTCGAAGCCTCGCAGAACACCTCCGGTGAAGAGACAACCCAGCCCGTATCCGAGGCTGAGGAAACCAAGGCCGAAGAGACCAAGGCAGTGGCTGAGGAAATCAAGGCAACCACTCCCGATCCTGACACCAAGGCTGAGGACACCACCGACGGCCTGCCCTCCGATCCAGAGCAGCTGCGCAAGATGGTTAAAGACCTGCGCAAGGAGGCAGCGAAGGATCGCGTGGCCGGTAAGGAGAAGGCCGCGGATGAAGCCCGCCGAGCCGTCCTCGATGAGATCAGTAAGGCTCTCGGCCTGTCTAAGAGCGACGAAGCCCCGGAGCTGACCGCTGAGCAGCTAACCGCCAAGCTCACAGAGAGCAAGGCAGCTGAGCGCGCCTCGGCTCTTGAACTGGCCGTCTACAAGGCCGCAGGCGACCTCGCAGACCCGGCACGCCTGCTCGATTCTCAGAGCTTCCACGCCGCTGTTAAGGACCTAGACCTTACCGACAGCGAAGCCGTGAAGAACGCCATCACGGCGTTCACGAAAGACCATCCACACTTCGCCAAGACCCAGGCGGTCTCAGGCGCTTCGGCCATCGATAAGCCCGCCGGGAGCGGTGCTGAAAAGCCGAAAAATCTCCAAGACGCTATCGCTCTTCGCTTTAGCTGACCATCCACCTAGAGAAAGGACCGCCTGAAAAATGGCAGCAATCACTCTTGAAGAGTCCAAGAAGAATACCTCTGATGACATTGACCTCAATGTGATCGACGAATTCCGCAAGGAGTCCGCGATCCTTGACTCGCTGATCTTTGACACCGCAGTTAACCCTGCCGGTGGCGGAGCGACACTGACCTACGGTTACCGCCGTCTCAAGACTGAGGCAACCGCTGCAACCCGTGCATACAACGCGGAGTACGCAGATCAGAACGTAACCACCGAGAACAAGACCGTGACGCTGGCCGTCATGGGTGGTTCGTTCTCGGTTGACCGTGTTCTCGCCTCCCTCGGCCCGGCAGCCTCCGGAAGCGTCGCACTGAACATGGCTCAGAAGATCAAGTCAACCCGCGCGAAGTTCCAGGAGCTGGTCATCAACGGTGACACCTCCAAGGATGCGAACGGCTTCGACGGCCTGGATAAGGCCCTCACCTTCTCCTCGACCGAATACGGCAAGGAGAAGGTGACCGACTGGACCGACCTTGACACCAACGGCGCAGCCTTCAAGGCTCTTGACGCGCTCGACGAATTCCTGTCGATGCTCGACGGAACGCCCACCGTGCTGGTCGGTAACAAGCAGGTGCTGGCCCGCGTGCGCGCAGCCGCTCGCCGCGCTGGCATGTACACGAAGAACTCCATGGAAGGCCTTCTCGA